TGTCGCTGTGCGACATAACGCCGGTACTCAGGATTTCGCCTTGGCGGAGAATGTCGCGGAACTCCTCGCGGTCGATTACCTGTTGCGCGAACAGTGAAGTCAGCGCCGTAATGTCTTGGCCGATCAAGCGGTCAATGTCGAAATCGCGGCTGATGTAGACCTTCGGCGGCTCCAGCTGCAAGTAGCTGGCGGCCAAATTAAAGGCTTGTTGCAGTGTTTGCTGGAGGTCCATCGAGACCATCGACAGCATGGAGTTGGTGTCGACGCGATCCAGGCGGCGGGCGTCGGCAGACTCGGCGACGAATTTCTGCTGGCTCAGCGTGCTGATGCCCAGCGTGGCCATTTGTTGCTGCAATTCACGGATTTCGTTAGTCTGTGCCTCGAATGCGCTAGACGCAGGCTCCACGTAATAAACCTTGTTGCCGGGGGCAGTGGCGATTGCGTAGTTAACGCTCACAGCCATGTCCTTGGTCTGGTCGTCCCAGCCCTCGAGGACAAGCATCGGCTGGGAGGCGATGTGGAGACTGTGGATTAGGTCCGCTTGGCGTTGGAAGTGCGCCAGGTTTAGGTAGGCAATGTCCAGCAGCGGGGGCTTGCTGACGAGCGTGTCGACCTTGTTGGAATACAATGTGACAAGTGGGATTTCGCCGAGGCTGTAGGCGCCAGACTCAACCAGTTCGTAGTCGGAGGCGCTGCCGGTAGTGTCGAAGGTGCTTGTGTAAGGGAAGCCGCCGGATTGGATTTTCTTGGTTTCGGTCTGGCGGTAAATCCGATAGCGACCTGGTTCGATCACGCGAACTTGGTCGTATACAGCCTCGCCAAACTCGCCGTCAGGTAAAACAGCTTTTTCTGCGATGCGTACTTGGATGAGGTTGCCGTAGTTGACCTCGCGGTCGAGGCGCCAGCCGTAGATGTTGGCGGGGTCGATTTCGATCCAGTAGGGGCGGCGACCTAGGGCGCGTTCTTCCGCAAGGCTGCGGGCGTCAGTCGGCGCCGGGAAATCGACCAGTGTGTGGCAGTGACCGTAAGTAAGCGCACAAATCAGGCTGCGGCGGGCGTATTCGTCGAGATCAGAGCCGCAACCATCAACGTTTTTGGCGAATACTTCACTCCAGTAGGGGTCGCCTTCGAGCGTGATGGGCTTGCGGAGGATCAGACCGGCTGCCGCTCGAATAAGACGTTGGGTGTAAGGGGAAAATACTGCGCGGTTTACGCGGGCTAGGTATGCGGTGTAATCCTCGCGGGGCTCCAGTGGGAGGAAGGCTTCGCTGTTCTCGCGGAGATACTCAGTGCCGAGTGTCACCGCTTTCATGATTTCCCAGCCCTTCATCTGGTCCATCACGGCGGCGGTGCGCGTGAAGGGATTGTCCGATCCACCCATGTAGGTGGAGCTGACGAGGTGGGTGCGGATGCGGCCGGGAACTGTGTAAGTCATTTAGTCACCATTTTTCGCGGTTTGCCCAGTAGGCGGCCGACATCTTTCCTTTTTTAATGTTAGCTGCGTGCCTAGCCTTAAACGCCTCGCGGCGTTTGCGGTCGGCTTCGCTTTCGCCGGCTTTCCTGGGTGATCCAGAGACGCCTTGTTGACCGAAGCGGATTAGTTTTACTTGATCGCCTTCTTTTGCGAGGACTACGTGTGATTTAGTGGGGTGTTTTGGGGTGCGTTTTGGTTTGTTGTAGCTGTCGAATTTTTCGCCGCGATACTCAATCATCGTCGTCCTCCTCGTCGTCGGGATCGGTGATTGGCACCAGCACTTCGATGCCTTGGGTCAACATAGTTACGAAACCGCCGATAATTTCGGGGTTTTGCGGGGTTTTGAATACAAATGTGGCGTGGGTGAGGCCGTCTTCAGCATCGATTTCGATGTGAACACAGCCTCCGTTTACTGTTTGGATTGCCATTAACCGTGATAAGCAACGGCGATATAAGGAGTTACATCTGGGATGCCCGAGCTGACTTCTGAAATGCGGAGACGCAATCTTGCGGCAGGTTTACCGTCGTAGAAATACACGTATGCCCCAGCGGAGTTGATTGTTTTAGCTGTTTCAATGGTGAACCAGCTGCCGTTAAAGCTGCACTCGATTGCAAGCTTGAAGTTGGCTGCGCCTGTAGCGGTGGCGGCCATGGTATAGCTGCCGCTGTGAGCAGGAACCTCCAACCAGTCATTTAGGGCTGTCAACTTAGCGCCCGTGTACTCCACAAGATTTGTGTAGGTGTCTTTAGCGGTGATGGCTACGGCGGCCATGGTTACCTCCTTGGTTTTTTGGCAGTCTTGGCTGCTTTCTTGAAGTCTGCCGCAGTTGGGGCTCCTTTGCTGCCCGGTTTGCGCATCTTTTCGCCCGAACCAGCCTCGATGCGCTTGCGTTTGGCGTTGATATTGGCGTACAAGCCCTTTTTCTTGGCGGCCATTACTTTTTGCCTCCTTTTTTGGCAGGTTTTTTACGTGCCATGCCCGCTTCTGACATAGCAATAGCGATTGCTTGCTTCCGGCTGGTTACTTTTTTGCCCGAGCTGGATTTAAGAGTGCCAGCAGAGTATTCGGACATGACCTTTTCTACCTTTTTCTGGGCCTTTGTTGGTTTTTTGGCCATGGTTTTGAGGCTTTGTACCAGTGTAAGGCGGGTTAGTAGAGGCGATAGCTGGTTTGGCCCAGGGTGCCGGCCTTGGCGAGGTTGAATTGTTGTAGGCATAAATACCCGAAGGCGTCGAAAGCGTGGTCCACGCCAAGGTTTTTGTTGGGGAGGCCGGTTCCGGGGGCGTAGGTAAGGGTGCGTAAGGACTTGATCAGTTCCTTGCAGCGGGGGTGGATGTAGGTGCGGCGCGTCCCAGTTGCGTCAAGGAGAGCGGTGTTGACCGAGGTGATCTTGTCGCGGATTTTCCAGGGGGCTTTCGGGCTGGAGACGTTGAAGCCGCTACGGCGGAGGATGTTGTGGTCGGTGAGGCCCACGCCGCTGGTTTTGCGGGCGCCACCAGTGGGGTCCGGGCAGGCAATAACGCGGCGATCCACGCCGAAACGGCGGGTTACTTCCTCGGCGAAATCCCAAGTGGTGGCTCCACCAGTGAGCATGATTTCGTCGAAGACGTAGAGAATGTCGTCCTTGCGGACGGCGCAGATTCCCGACATGGGGTCCACGTTGAAGTCCACCCCGAGGAGTAGTGGGAGGACAGAAATGTCGGCGGCTTCCGTGCTGATGTTTTCGTCGCCAAAGGAAACTGCAACGAGACCGCTGAGATTTTCGAAGCTCGCCTCGAATTCTTGGCGGAAGGTGCGGGCGTCGAGTTGGCCTCTCGCGGCTTCGATTTCTTCAGGCGGGACGTTATCGCCTTCAATCGTCGTGAATTGCCAGCGGCTCCAGTTCTCGTCACCGCTATCGGCGTATTGCCAGAGTTCGTAGAACCAGCTGGCGGTACCATCCGGGGTGGAGATGAAAAGTGCCCAGCCTTGTTTGTCAGCAAGGGCGGGGCGGATGACCTCGAACCAGACTTCGCTGGACATAAATGCGGCTTCGTCCAGCACCACGCCAGCCAAGCTGCGGCCGCGTAGGGCCATTGCGTTTTCTGTGCCCTTCAGCTCAATCGTGCTGCCGTTCACCAGCTCGATCTTCAAATCCGTCTCGTTTTTGCTCTTGATCCAGGCCTTCGGGACGAGCTTTTTCATCACCTTCCAGGCAATGTCTTTTGCCATCCGGTATGTAGGGGCGGCATAGAAAAAGGTTTCGCCCGGCCTTTCGATCGCCCCACGCAATAACTCGATACATGACAGGTAGCTCTTGCCGAATCGGCGGCCCGCTACCAATACTCTGAAGCGTTTTCGGCTGGAGAACACTTCGCCCTGGGCGTAGCGGAGGGTGAGTGCTCCAGCAGATTCGGGCATTTTTATTTGGGGGGTACCTTCTAGTGTATAGCAGGAATCGCAACCCCTCCCCCCGGTGTGTAACAGAGGAAGGAATTTGAGTTATATCAGTAGGTTCCTAGGGACTGACACCACGCCGCAGCGATCCGCAACCCTCCCCCTGGGAGGGGTAGTGCAGCTGTACTAGCCCGCTGGCGCTAGGCGGCGAGGAGGCGGCGAACGGTGGAGCGGCTGCAGCCGAGTCGGTCGGCTATCGCCTGTTGGGTCAGGCCGGCGCGGCGCCAGCGCCTAGCGCGCTGCTGGCGAGACTCGCTGGCCCAGAGCAGGACTAGCAGGGGGAGGAGGAGCAGCGCCAGCAGCAGGGCGGCGCAAGTGGTGAGCGTCATGACGTGGTGTGCCTTGAGTACAGTCGTACTGTAGCACAGCAGAGCACCGGATCAGTGATACTGTAATATACTGTAATACAGTACGCGTGTACTAGGCCTCAGCGACCGAGCACAACCAGCCGGCACTCGGCAGCGGAGCGGCCGGCAGACTCGCAGCGTGCCAGCTGGTTCTGATTGTCGGCGCCCATAGCGAGCACACCGCAGGCGGTGAGCAGTGCGGCCAGGGTAAGGAGGCGGTTCATGGTGGGAAGCGTGGTGGGCTTACATCCCATTGTTGCACACTATCGGCCGAGGGTCAAGGCTGCCGGCGATCCTCCACCGTGATCTCCAGGCGAGGGGCTGCAGCCGCTGCGGCTTCCGGTGCGACCTCACCCACCACTGCGCCAAGGTCTCTCATCAGCAGCTGAGCGCTGCCGATCTGGCCTTTCCGGATCGCAGCATCAATTGCCCGGAGTCGCATTCCTTGGAGACGTGAGACTATCGCCTCTCTGTCTTTCTTCCAGTCCTGTTCGTTCCAAGCTGAGACGGCTTCCCAGTCACGCCAGGCCGTAGCTTCAGCTATAGACTCACGATCCGCGTGATCTAGCACCAGCTGGCGGACAGGCAATCCGGTAAGTTGGCGCTTGTACAAACGCTTCCGTCTCTCCTCAATAACAGCATCCGGGTTGCGCTTACCGAACGGCCGAGAGTATTTCTTTTCACCTTCCGCCGCAACTTCCGGCGCTTCGTTGTTAGCTTCCGGATTGTCCGACATTGTTAGAATCCTTGACCGTTTGGTTCAATACTAGCGCCACCACTACGGCACAATAAAAAGCCCGGCATGAATGGCCGGGCCGTTGATCGGTAGGGGTTCCAGCTATGGAGCTTCGGTCACAGTTGAGATGCTCCAATCAATCAGCACGCCCTCAGCCTGCAGACTGGCCAAGATCTCTGCAGCTTTGCGCTGAGCGTGCACGATTCCGGAAGCGGTGACATAGGACGGACCCGCAGGGGATGGGGTCCCATCAGGCCGGGTGAGCCAAGCAGCGTACCGCATCGCTCAGCCCTCCAGATCGTTTGTCTTGCTGAAATAATCCGCCACGGCAAGCCAGACCTCTAAGCCCGGATACTGGCAAGCGGTAAAGTCGATCTCACCGCTAGCAGTAACCTCTAGCCGGGTTCCCCAGTACGTGCCAGGCACAAGCGGCTCGGCACTGCGGCAGCGTCCGGGCCAGCTGCGCAGAACTGCCAGCCGTTGTCGGTTCCGCTTGCTTTTGTCGTTGCGCCAGGCTCGCACTTCGTCGGCGCGAGCGTAGCGAGGGTCGAAATAGTCTTGCTGCTTGATTGTGGCGTGGCGGCTGGCATACGCCAACAGGTCTTGAACGGTTGTCATGGTGTGAGCCTATGGGTTGGGTCTCGTGTGTGAGTGTAGAACCGGATCCGGCCCGGCGTCAAGCCAAGGCCGGCACCGGATTAAGCTGCGAGTCCACATCGTCGCGCCAGCGCAGCCCGGCAGAACCGCCAGTCCCGGTGGCACGCCATCGGCTCCAGCAGAACTGAGCGTAAACTTCGGCGTCAGTGAATCGCCCGAACGTTTCGTGGCTCTCCCATAGCCGGACGCTGCAGCCATCGAAGCGTTCGAAGCAAGACGGCGAGGCGCCATCAGGCCAAACGCTCCAGCTGTAGGCGATCAGCCGGACGCGATAGCCGTCGTCTAGCTCACGCACAATCTCCATTTCGGCAGCCAAGCCGATGTAGTCGTGCTGGCTCCAGGGGTGTTGATAGATAGAGGTACTGGCACCTTCGGGATAGCCGTACTGGTTCTCGTATTGCAGCAGCAGGAAATCGTCCGGCTGCGCAGGAGTGGGGTGAATCCAGAGATCGCGTGCCATGGGTGGGCGTATCGGTGATCAGCCCCAAGCATGGCACACGCGCCAGCCGTCACCCTCTCTTACTGTTGCACATCTTAATGTGGTTGGCCGGGGTGGCTGGCGGTGTTAATGTCGCAGGGTATCCCTCACCCATAGGGCACCATGCACACCACCACGCGCCAGGGGCAA